ATGAAAAATCCTGACACTGAAACATACGATCCGTACAACGCCAGAACCACAGCGCAGGCAGGCCACAACAACCCGCCGACTTCCCTGTATGAAGAGATCAAGCAGGAAATCGAAGACCTGTTCGACGAGGCGAAGAACTTCGCGGACGGCGAAGCGATCGACAATCAGGCGTTGGCAGACGCTGTGACTGAGTTGCACGATAAGATCCACGATGCTGGCAACCGTGCTGATACCGCTCGCAAGACTGAAGCCAAGCCGCACGATGACGCTAAGGCTGAAATCCAGGCGCGTTACAATAAGCTGATCGGCAACACCAAGACGTCAGGCAAGGGCAAGGTCGTGCTTGGCAAGGAAGTGTTGCAGGGGCTCCTGACACCATGGCGCAATAAGGTTGCCGCTGAAAAGGAAGCTGCTGCCAAGGCAGCGCGCGAGGAAGCCGACCGCGTAATCCGGGAGGCGCAGAAAGCCATACAGGAGAGTGCTGGCAATCTGGAAGCGCGCGAGCAGGCAGAGGAACTGGTCAAGGAAGCCAAACAGGCTGACCGTTGGGCTAAGCGCGGAGACAAGGCAGCAACGACTGGTACTGGCCTGCGCTCGGTATGGCATTGCGATCTGGTTGATGAAGGCGTGGCTTTGGATTGGGCATATGGCCGTGCGCCGGAGCGTTTCAAAGCTGTTGTGCAGGCAATGGCCGAGGAGACCGTACGCGCCGGTATGCGTCAGGTGCCGGGCTTTAATGTGCGAGAGGAAAGGGTGGCGCGGTGAGGGTACCGGTCTTTAGACTTTAAGATCGTATTGGGCGCGATAATGGTCGCGAACTTCTTCGAATTTGTGAAGAAACTCTCTCGAGGCCGCTGAAATTGCAGGGATAGCGCTCCAACCATCGTCTTGCGTCACAATCCTGACGTCAACGTCGAAACCCAGCGCGATCAATCTCGATTTGATAATTTCTACCAATTCATCAGCGGTCTTCAATTCTTTAGTCATGGCAACTCCTAACTAAAAATTAAGTCTATCACACACCACGCCAGCCACCAACTGGCGGGTTACCACACACGAGGAGAGAATATGTCTTATGCAGAGTTGTTGGCGCGTAAAAGCGCCGACGCCCCACTGCGCGGGCTTTCGTCTATTCCGTCATTGCATGAAGGCATGTTTGCTTATCAGCGTGACGTAACCAAGTTTCTACTTGGTGTAGGCGGGGGTGCTGCGTTTCTGGATACCGGGCTTGGGAAAAGCTTTGTCGCATTAGAATGGGCGAGAGTAGTTTCAGAGCAGATCGGAAAGCCCGTTTTGATGCTGGCGCCGCTCGCTGTTGCGCCGCAGCACGTTCGAGAGGCGCAGAAATTCGGATACGAAGACGCGCGAGTTGTTCGTTCGCAAGACGATGTTGGACCGGGCATCAACGTCACTAACTACGCCAAAATCGATCATTTCGACCCTAGCGAGTTTGCGGGTGTGGTGCTTGATGAGTCCAGCATCATCAAGAATTTCAGTGGCCAGACAACCCGCAAAATGATTGCGATGTGGAAAGACACACCATTTCGTTTGGCATGCACCGCAACGCCGGCGCCGAATGACCATATGGAGTTGGGCCAGCATTCGCAGTTCTTGGGCGTGATGAATTCCAACGAGATGCTAACTCGGTGGTTTATCGCCGATCAAACGAATATGGGCCGCTATCGTCTCAAGGGACACGCCGTAAAACCGTACTGGAGTTGGGTTGCGAGTTGGGCCAGATGCATTTCAAAGCCATCAGATATCGGTTATTCCGACGAAGGTTTCGGACTCCCACCTTTGGAAACATTTCGACACGAGATCAGGGCCGACCTGAGTGTCGACGCGGGAGAAATGCTGTTTCGAATTCCGGATACGAGCGCTACAGCCATTCACAAGGAAAAGCGCCTAACTGCCAACGCACGAGCCGAGGCAATTGCCGAGCAGGTGAATTCAGAGCGCTCTGAGCCTTGGGTTGTGTGGTGCGACACCGATTATGAAGCTGATGCTTTGACTAGCCGTATCCCCGATGCGGTTGAGGTTCGAGGATCGATGACTGACAAGGTTAAAGAAGATCGATTGGTTGGTTTCAGCGAAGGGAATATCCGCGTAATCGTCAGTAAGCCGTCAATCGCCGGTTTTGGATTGAACTGGCAGCACTGCGCCCGAATGGCATTTGTCGGGCTATCGTTCAGCTACGAGGCATATTACCAGTCAGTGCGTCGCTGCTACAGATTTGGGCAGAAACGCCCAGTTCATGTGCACATTGCGCTAGCAGATACCGAACGAGCGATCTGGGACACAATCAATCGTAAGAGCGGCGATCACGAGCAAATGAAGAGCGAGATGTACGCAGCGATGCGTCGAGCTCATCAGAAACGCCAAGTCAAAATCAACTATCAGCCAACCACGCCTGTAAACTTGCCCGATTGGGTGAAGGGAGCTTCAGCATGACCTATGTCCTAGACCAAGCAGCCGGCGAAAAATGGGCGGCTTACAATGCAGATTGCGTGCCATTCACACAGGGTCTGCCTGATGCGTCGATAGATTTCAGTGTTTACTCCCCACCGTTCTCTTCGCTCTACATCTATTCGGAGAGCGTAGCAGACATGGGAAACTGTGCGACGGACGATGAGTTCTTTGAGCAATACCGCTACTTGGTGCGCGAAAAACTTCGCGTGACCCGGCCGGGACGCCTCACTGCAATCCACGTCAAAGACCTAGTCTATTACCAGAATAGCAGTGAACGTGGCACAGCAGGTTTGCGTCCTTTTTCGGATGACTGTACCCGCCTCCATATTGAAGAAGGGTGGGATTTTCATTCGCGGATCACAATCTGGCGCGATCCAGTGCGGGAAATGCAAAAAACCAAAGCTCATGGGCTTCTTTGGAAAACACTTCGCGCTGACAGCACGTTTAGTCGAATGGGTATGCCTGAGTATTTGCTTGTTTTTCGGAAGTGGGCGAAGGATGGCGAAGAAGTTAAGCCCGTAACCCACACCAAAGAGAGTTTTCCAGTTACGGACTGGCAGGATCATGCGTCGCCAGTATGGAACTTTAGCAAGCAAGATTTGCCCGAGACTGATGTTCTGAATGTTAAGGTTGCCAGATCAGACAAGGACGAAAAACACCTTTGCCCCATGCCTCTAAACATCACAAAACGCGCATTGCGTATGTGGTCAAATGCAGGCGACACCGTTTTTTCGCCGTTTATGGGAATTGGGTCTGAAGGATACGTTGCTCTGCAGAATAAGCGCCGCTTTATCGGCACAGAATTAAATCCCAACTACTTCAAACAAGCCGTGAAAAATCTAGGTGACGCCGCAGCTGTTGGCGAGGTTCCTAGCCTCTTTGGAGATAACGACAACGTCGGGGCTGCAAATGCAGCCTGACGACATCTGCCACGTCTGCTTCCGTCACGCCGTTGGACTCGGCGTCCAGGAACACAAAGAACCCATCCGCTGGCTATGCAAGGAATGCGCAGACATTGCTGAGCATATTCGATCGCGCCGCAGGATGGACCCTTACGAACTGCGCGCTCTTGATACCGGCGTTGAGGCGGTTGGGGAATTTTTGCAGTCCATACAGAAAACCGACCTTGCTGAGTGCGACGAGCTGGAAGCACGCATGCTGGTGAAAGCCGCATGGGAGGGCTGCGGGCGAGGGATGCGGGAAGCTTTGAAGGAGGCGCCGTTCTAGTTAGGTCCATCTTTGGAATGTGACGGTTGCTCACTATTCAGCTTTTTAAGCTTTTCGGTAAGCATCCCAGCTATGATGGCATCAGATATTCTTTGAATTTTGGCAATATCTGGATCATTCGCAAGAGCGGAGGATAATCCAATCCTCTTTTCAGCAAATGATACCGTTCCTACCTCTGCCCAAGTTGATCCCGTGACACCATCGATTTCAACGCCTGAATATTTTCGGAGAATGGACACAGCAAATCTGCGACTCTCTTGGGTTTTATCACTTATCTCTCCACCAAGAATATTCAGAGCAAGCTTAACCATCTCTATGTCCGACTGACGATCCGTTGTGGCTTTCTGTAATGCCGCCACCTGCTTATTTGAATCCGCTGCTGCAATAGCTGACTCTCTAGCAGCGGATCCTGACTGATACGCTGAATATGCTGATGCAACTGCTGCGATTAGCGCTGCACTGGCTGCCCATTTATTTCCGTCCATTAGCCCCCTCACAAGTGGAGTGAAACATATCGTGTTTTTACCCAAACCGAACATGCTTAAGCAAGAGGCAGGCGCATGACCGCCTACTACAATGAATTTGATCCGAAAGCTGCCGCTTGGCTGCGCGAGCTAATCAAAGCGGGGCACATAGCTCCGGGAGATGTTGATGAGCGTTCAATTGTCGATATTCGACCTGCCGACCTCGTCGGATACACACAATGCCACTTCTTTGCCGGGATCGGCGTCTGGTCCTACGCATTGCGCCGAGCAGGATGGCCCGACGACCGTCCTGTCTGGACAGGTTCTTGCCCCTGCCAGCCTTTCAGCGCGGCAGGCAAAGGAGATGGGTTTGCTGACGAGCGGCACTTATGGCCGCACTTCCACTGGCTTATTCAAAACTGCCGACCTGCAGTGGTCTTTGGCGAGCAGGTTGCGAGCAAGGACGGACTTGGCTGGCTCGACCTTGTACAAGCTGACCTGGAAGGATCGGGTTACACCAGCGGGGCGGTCGATACCTGCGCTGCGGGCTTCGGTGCGCCGCACATCAGACAAAGACTTTATTGGGTGGCCTACACCGACAACGCGCGATCAAAAGGACGGGGCCAACCCGAACGTGAACGTACCCTTGAATGCCTTGTTGGGCCGTGTGGCTTGGTTGACGGGTTGGCCTACGACAACAACAACAACGGATGCGCTGGGCAGCCGTCACCGGGGTTTCACAACTCCGAACATTACTTTGAACCATGCGGGGGCGGTGGCGTGCTGGAAAACCCCGTGCACTCCGAACGGCGGACGCAGCATGTCAACGGAGAAGATGGACGCGACGGGCAGGACGATCGACGGGAAGAAACACACGGCGTCATTGGAACACGAAGCGAAATTCTCAGGATGGCCGACACCAACAAGCAGCATGGCTACGCTCGGGGACATCGTGCAAGCCATGACCGCGGGCAACGCAACGAACCGTCCGAGTTACGAGAAGGCGAACGAACCGTTCTTCGGCCCCGCCCGACTAACGGCCTCTGGTCAGATGCTGACTGGCTCTTTTGCCGGGATGGAAAGTGGCGGCCAGTTGAACCCGGCACATTCCCGCTGGCTCATGGGGCTGCCGCCGGAGTGGGACGATTGCGCGGTTACGGCAATGCAATCGTTGCGCCCGCCGCGCAAGCCTTCATCGAAGCGTATCTCGAAACAGAGTTAGTCGCCGCGAACGACAACGAAATCAGGAAGCCTGACGCTTTGCCTCGAGCGTGTTGAGAAGGTCGCTAAGTTCCTTGGCATCGCGGTAGTTCAGACCTACCGCCTGCCTAGATCCCATCTCGACTAGTTTTTGAGCTTTCTGATCAAACACTGACCAAGTGTCGTTTACTCCGTTCGATGTCTTGTAGCGTCCACCGATGTACCGTCCACCCGTTAATGTCGATCTGCTCATGCGAGTCCTTTCAAGGAACGAATCAATTGAAAACAATGAGTACAGCTATGGTTAATGCAGCGCAACCTTTGGTCAATGATGCTGACCCAATGCTCGACGTCGCGCTGTCGTACCAGGCGCAGAACTGGCCCGTATTTCCATGCCGGCATCGCGACGATGAATATGTCGATCAGGACGGCTGCATTGAGATCCTCGCCACCAAGACCCCGCTCACAAGCAACGGGTTCCGTGGCGCGACGCTGAATGAGCGCATCGTTCGCGAATACTGGCGCCGCAATCCTTCCGCTATGATCGGCGTGCCAACCGGTGCACCTATTGGCGCGTGGGTACTCGATATTGATCCGAAACATGGTGGCGACGAAACGCTTGCAGCCCTTGAATTAACACACGGCGATCTGCCTGCAACCCTGACAGCAGAAACCACGAGCGGCGGCCGTCACTACTTCTTTCGTCACCGTCAGGGCGTTCGCAACCGCGGCGCTCTTGGCTCCGGCGTCGACGTGCGCGGTGACGGCGGTTATGTCATTGCGGCCGGGAGCGTGCCGGAGGTTGGCCTGCCTTATCGCTGGATATCAGAACAAGAGCCGGTCGACGCGCCAGACTGGTTGCTGGAGCTGGTGCTGCCACGCTCGTACGAGAGCACATACACTGCGGCGCCGTCTGTTAGCGGCAAGATCAATGACCGTTATGTCGAGCGTGCAGTTCAATCCGAGTTGGACGATCTTGCGCTTGAACCGATGGGCAACCGCAACAACCGGCTGAATGACGCAGCGTTCCGTTTGGGCACTTTCGTCGGTGCAGGCGCTCTGGCTGAATCCGAGGCGCGCGCTCTGCTGCAAGATGTGGCACGAGGCTGGGGCCGAGATTGGCCGCGCTGCGTCAAGACCATCGACAACGGCCTTGCTGCCGGTGCGCGCAGCCCACGTAGCGTGCCGCAGAATGATAACGACAACACGCGTCTGGTCGATATCAGCCGCATGATTGCCAATGGCTTGGCGAAAGCGGAGGCGCGCACAGACATCGTTGCAGAGCCAGTCACGGACTTTGATTCATCTATAAACGAACCGGAACAACCTACTGAAAGCAAACGTGCAATCATTGCAACGCCTTTTGTCTGGAAAGACCCGGCGACGCTTCCACGGCGCGAGTTTGCGTTTGGTAAGCACTTCATTCGCAAGTATGTTTCAGTGACGGTTGCCCCGGGAGGTCTCGGCAAAACTGCCAACAGCATCGTCGAAGCGCTGGCCATGGCGTCGGGTAAAGCGCTCAATGGCACGAAGCCGCCGAAGCGTCTTAAGGTCTGGTTATTCAATGCCGAAGATCCGCGCGACGAGCTTGAGCGCCGCATCATGGCCGCGTGTATTCACTTCAATCTGAAGCCAGCGGATATCGTTGGGCATCTGTTTCTGGACACGGGCCGCGAGCAGGAATTGGTCATTGCGATCGATGACAAGAAAGGCGTGCGCATTCAGGAGCCGGTCGTTGAAGCCGTAGTTGAAACGATCTCTGAGCTTGGCATTGACGTGATGATTGTTGACCCGTTCGTATCGACGCACCAGGTCAATGAAAACGACAATGGCGCAATCGATAAGGTAGCCAAGCTTTGGGCGCAGGTCGCTGACCGGACGAACTGCTCAATCGATATTGTGCACCATCTGCGTAAGGTGAGCGATCGTGAAGCTACGGTTGAAGATGCTCGCGGCGCTGTGTCCCTGATCGGTGCGGCACGCTCGGTGCGCGTGCTTAACCGTATGTCAGAAGCGCAAGCCAGTGAGGCTGGCCTTACACACGAAGCGCGGTTTTCATATTTCAGCGTGGTGTATGGCAAGTCGAACTTGTCGGCGCTTTCGCACAAGGCTGACTGGCGGAAGCTGGAAAGTGTCGCGCTGGGGAACGGGCAGGGCCTGACCAAGCCACAGGACCACGCACCGGTCGTGACCTCGTGGGCATGGCCGACAAGCGAGGAAGTCGCTGAAACACTCACCGAAGACGAACGCGACGCAATCCGTGGCGTTGTGAACGGCGGCATGTACAAACCGGCGCCGCAGGCCAAGGAATGGGTAGGGCGTGCCGTTGCATATGCACTGCAGCTAGACGTTGACGAGGAGACAGATAAGAAGCGTGTCGGCATGATCACCAAGGCGCTGTTCGCCGAAGGCTTCCTAATGAAGGTGGAAGACCGCGACCCTGTTCAACGCAGGGCGACGACGTTTGTTCGAGCGATGTGAAGAAGCAAGAAAAAGGCAAGCGGGGCTTCGGCTCCGCTTTTTGCTTTTACTGAACGTTCACTATGTAACATTCTGATTATTGGAGAGTCTATGAGTATGAATGGTTTAAGCTGGGCGTCTATTCGACAGATGGTTGCACCAGCCGTTAAGGCGAAAACTAACGGGAAATGCTATTACTGTGGCGTCAATCTTGATGGCGTATTTGACGTTGAGCACTTGGTTCCACAAGCCAGAGGCGGCACCCATGCGCTTAAGAACCTTGTTCCATCATGCAAACCGTGTAACAGCGAAAAAGGGGCAAAATCGCTCGAAGATTGGCGCGATTACAAGCATATGCTGATTGCATGTCGAGACTATCGCTTGCCATCTTTCAATTCTCGACAAGTGTCATGGCTTCGCTCTCAAGGATTCGAGCCATATGAGTCGGTCCCTAAACCAACATTCTGGTTCGAAATGGAGCGGACTGCTCACAACGATAACGGTCCATTGTCAGAAATTGCAGCTTAAAATGCAACCTGCTGTCACAATACAAATACAACTAAAAGTTTGCGTAAGTCATACTGCGTAAGTCTCAAAAAACCTAAAAAGACTTGCGCAAAAGCACGCTGCTTTTAGTGCGTAAGAGTTCTTATATAGAAACTTACGCACAAAGCGCGCAGCGCGTAGTTCTATGCGTTTGAGAACTACGCACTTTTGAGAAAATTTCCTGATTGAAAAATACAACCTGATTTGAGGTTTGTTGAAATTATGCCGGTTGACGCTTGACCGACCTGTCACCCCCACCATGATGTGAATTGTCAGCCAACCAAGCTGACGCACCATGAACACGAGGAGAGACCATGACACGAAGAAGTGCGCTGAAAGGCGCGTCTATTTCCAAACCTGCAGCAAAGACAAAAGCCACAACCCAGACCGTGCGCATTAATGGCGTCCGGACGATCATCACGACACGCGATGGCAAGGTGACGACAAAAGCTGCCTTGCCTCTGGAATGGGAACTGCAAGCTGCGCAGGTCCGGGCATTACGCAGATTACCAGAATACATTCACACAGCGAAAGACGTTCGACCGGGTACATTCACGCTGGCGGGTGATCAGAACGCAGCCAAGCGCGGCACCAAGGCGAGAGCAGAGGCATTAGCTGCAGGACTGACGCCAGGAGAAGCAGACGTCCGGATCTATCTCTACGGAGGTGTACTGCGGCAGATTGAAAACAAGGTCGGCAAGGCCAAGCTCGAACCAAGCCAGATAAGCCGTCATCCGTTACTTGAAGCTCTTGGCTTTCCCATCGTGGTCGTCAGGGCGGTGACCGAAGAAGATGCAGCGGAGCAGGCCGTGAGGCTGGTTAAAGGCTGGCTGAGTGAAAGCGCGACATACCAAGCCGCGTGACGAACCAAACACGAGGAGAATTTTATGAGCAATGCATTAACAAACAAAATCATCCCTGAAGGCTTCTATTGGTCAAAGTTGTGCGGAATGGCTTTAAGGAAGAGACACCTTGGATCACCGGTCACGGTAGAACGGCACACCATGGCCCCAAATTCTTTGTTGAGGCGGGTACTTGCAGAAATATCGCCTGTCGAGAACGACGCGAATGAAGCCAAAAAACTGACATCAGAAGACGCTTCCCGTTACGGTTCCGCATTGTGGTCTGGTAAATTGAAAGAATACTTCTCTTGGAGAGCGGAGCAAGGTTTGTCGTGGTGGCATGAACAAGAGCGCCTTTATCCTTCCGCAGCAAATGACAATTCGACGGTAGCAGTCAGGAAGGCGGCATGAGCAGGCACAAGTCCCTTGCCGGAGCCATGGCTGCTTTGATGGCTTACAAAAACCGGCCTGAAAGCGAAATCATACCCGTTTCAACAAACTGGAATGTCTTACCCGCGAATGACAATGAGCCTGAAGTGCTGGCACAAATGCATACAGAGCGACGCATCCAGATACTTCCGACCGTTGAGGAAATCATGCGAAATGTCGACAGTGAGGACATCGAGCGCAATGATCTAGGTCAGATCGTTCGTATAGGTCGGCTGAAATTTAGCGATGGTACGCAAGTTGAGGCAGGGCATAAATACGGACCAGGTGGCGAGGTAATCGCCACTAAACATCGTATGCCAGCTGGTGCAATGCTTGGATGCCGCGAACAGGAGAGCAGAACGCTCGGTGGAGATGAAAACCCGTCTGAAGTTGCAGCAAGTAATAGCTACTTTCTAGCTGCGTTCGAATTGAAGCGCCGAGAGCGTATTCCATCAGGAAAAAAGACAAAGCGCTCGTACCAAACGCATGACGAGGCGAAAAAGGATCTCGCAAAGGCGTACGCAAACACGCCAGAGCTGCCGCCAGTAATTAAATGTCCGCCCGGTCTGCCCAATGCAGGCAACCGCATTGGTGACAGCTTTCTCGGAATGAAGAAAACGACAACCGGTGAATCGGGTTCAATGGGTTGGCAGGATGTTTCTACTGCGCTGGTAGATCGCGAGATATGGGCCCAAGCCATCGAGGCGCTATCTGAGAGGGATAGAACGGCAATGGATACGGCGGCACATGGGAAGGTGAGGAACTACGAAGGGTTAGGAATATCTTTGGGCTTCAAGCCAGAATATTCGAGACGGAGGGGTGGACGGAAGGCTCTGACAGCCGCGAATGATAACCTCCAAGAAAATATAAAAAGATTTTCTGCTTAGGTCCATATTCCGCATAGTTATGGTTCTTAGATGTGAAGGGGTCGAGATGGAAACATTGCGACCCCAAACATTTCCGGCCACGGACCCTGCGCTATGCTGCATCAAGTGCAGCCTCTGAGTGTGGGGTAACTACCCAACGAGAGTAGAAAGCATGCCGACCCCACTGGCTTTGCCATGCGTCGCCTGCGCTGTCGTCAATCTGACAAGCAAGCGCAATCCCCTGCAGTCATGGGCTCGCAGACATAGGCAGTGCACGCCTGCATTGCGCTTGCCAATCAATTCAGATCCCCGGCGCCGTTTCTCCTCCGGCAGACGGGATACGGCGGGTTGAGCTCATTCCTGTGGGCTCCCCGCCGATCAATAAAAGGAAGGTTGGCAGAGCGGCTTAATGTAGCGGGTTGCTAACTCGTCGGGCGGCAACGTCCCGTAGGTTCAAATCCTACACCTTCCGCCATTCATAGCAGGATAGAGAAGCAGCATCTCATCTGGTTCATACCCAGAAGAACGCCGGTGCAAGTCCGGCTCCTGCAACCAATTGATCTGTTCTAGGGCGTGGCCCGCGAAATCGCCTTTGCGGTTGCAGATCATCCAAAACGAGACCGGCAAAGCTTCGTCGTAAACTACGGGAAAATTATCAAAAGGTCTGAACTGAATAGTTGTTGAGGGAATAAGATCCTCTCTCTACTCGGATAAAAAGCGCAACTTCTAAGGGTAAGTTGTAATCACTGTTGTAAGCTAGAAAGCCGAAATAATCGGTGTAATTCCAACCTGGTATAATTCGACGTAAATCACGAGCCGTAAATGGTTCTAAAAGGGTTCCATCGACGTACACGGCAGTTAGAACGAGCTGATAGGCGTTCTTCGCCGAAATTTTCATCATACAATGGTATACATAATCACCAAACTAGCAAGCAAACCTAAGTCCGCGCTTATAAAAAGGGGCGATCCAGCTTAGAGTGATGTGAAATGCGGCCACAAAAAATCCTTTGAATCGGCTTGTCGGGGCGTTTTCATTTGAGAAAAGGCAGGCGGTAAACGCCTACCTCAAGTTCGTATCCGGCAGTATTGTGCAAGAGCTTTAAATTATTTCTTTTGCTTCTCGGTATCTTTGATTTGGGTGGTGAAGCCACCTCCTGTTTTGCTTGCAGATTTCTCAGCAGATGCTGATTTATCCTTCTTCGGTTTGCGCACTTCACGATTACTGCGTACTTGGCCTTTTGCCATGACGGAAACTTTCTTGTTCAGAGCGGATTGTTCCAAACCTGCACAGATATCCGTTCAGGTCATTTTGCTCTAATTTAAGCCTAGCACCTATGCCTTGCGCCCGTACGATAATTCGACAGTTCAGGCCGTTTTGTTTGGAATGAGTATAGATTACCTGCAAGCATCGGCGCGCGATCTAAACGTATTTGTCAATTGAAACTGCTCATTGATAAGTCCCCTGCTTTTTGCCGGATCTCTATGTTTGGTTTCACACCATGACACAACGCACATGGCTCCGCCTTTATAAGACTGCCCGTTGGCAACGAATGCGCGAGCGACAGCTGACCGAGCAACCGCTCTGCATGTTCTGTTTACAGGTCGGTGATGTGGAACCAGCGACAGTTTGCGACCATGTCATCGCTCATAAGGGCGACGAGTTCCTCTTCTGGGATGCTGGCAACCTCCAGTCACTTTGCAAGACGTGCCACGACCGAACCAAGCAGCGTTTGGAGCGAGGTCAGGACATCGTGACCTTCGGGGCCGATGGATGGCCGGTCTGACCCCCGGGGCATCAAAAAGTCGACGAAGGTCGAAAACGCCGGAACGGCGAGGGTCCACAGCGCACGCATCCACAATTCAAAATATGACCCCTGTAAAGGATTTATGCCATGGCGAGGCCAAGAACGCCTCGCGCCAAGGCGGCAGTCGAGGCAAGCGATAAGAAAAACCCGCAGCGCTTTAAAAACCGTACCGAAGCGAAGGCTGATGGCCCGCTCGGCAATCCTCCCGCATGGTTGAAGGATACTCCGGAGCTTAAAGCCAAGGCTGCATGGAAGCTGTTTGAAAAAGAGCTGCCGTGGCTGAACCAGTCACATCGCACTTTGGTCGGTATGGCGGCCAATATTCAGGGCCGCATCATGGCTGGGCAAGAAGTTGGCGTGCAGGCGATGAACTTGCTGCGTCAGATGCTTGGCCAGATGGGCGCAACTCCGGCTGATGCATCGAAAGTTGCGACTGGCGACGACGGCGACGAGAAGGACGATTTGCTTGACTGATATGCCTGCGCTGGAGCGTGTGAGCGCTTACGCGCAAGCTGTCCTTGATCGTACTGAGATAGCAGGCCCGCACGTTCGGAACGCTTGCCAGCGTCATTTCGACGATTTGGCTACAGGTCATGAGCGCGGGCTCTGGTTTGACGACGAGGAAGCGGATCGTGTGTTTCGCTTCTTCGAAGAGCGCCTGAAGCTCTCAGAAGGCCAGTTCGAAGGCAAGCCATTTAAACTACATGCATCGCAAGCCTTCAAGCTCGGTTCGCTGTTCGGTTGGAAGCGTGAGGACGGTTCCCGTCGTTTTCGTCGTGCTTACATCGAAGAAGGTAAGGGTAACGGTAAATCTCCATTCGCCGGCGGTGTCGGTCTATTCGGACTGATCGCAGACAAGGAAGCTGGCGCACAGATTTATGCAGCCGCTGCCAAGAAGGAGCAGGCCGGAATTCTATTCCAGGACGCTGTGAAAATGGCGCGTGCCGCGCCTGCACTGATGCAGCGTGTCAAGTTCAGTGGTGGTATCGGGCGCGAGTTCAACATCGCGCACCACAAATCGCAGTCTTTCTTCCGTCCGATCTCAAAGGATTCAGGCAAGTCGGGTTCTGGACCGCGTCCCCATTTCGCGCTTTGCGATGAGGTGCACGAGCATCCAGACCGATCGACGATGGAAATGTTGGAGCGTGGCTTCAAGTTTCGTCGCCAGCCGCTGCTTTTGATGATTACAAACTCTGGAAGCGACAAGAACAGCATTTGCTGGGAAGAGCACGAACACGCAGTTCGGGTTGCAGCCGGGACGCAGACGCCAGACGAGGTGTTTAACTACGTCGGTGAAGTCATCGACGACACGACGTTTGCATGGGTTTGTGCGCTTGATAAGGGCGATGATCCTCTGAACGATCCGACTTGCTGGAAAAAAGCTAATCCACTTCTCGGTGTGATCCTGACGCACGAATATCTTGCAGGGGTTGTTGCTCAGGCCAAACAAATGCCGGGCAAGCTAAATGGCATTCTGCGCCTGCACTTTTGCTGCTGGACGGACGCCGATAAGGCATGGATGCCACGCGAGACTGTCGAAAGCGTCATGGACGACTTCGAACCCGAAGAAGATCATGCTGACAAGCCGGTTTTCATGGGTGTCGACCTTTCGGGCAGCAAGGATATGACTGTTCTTGCCTGCGTGGTGCCTACTGGCTTCATGGAGTTGGAACGCGAAGACGGTGCTACCGTCAGTCTGCCGACCTTTGACGCTTGGGTTGAGGCTTGGACGCCACAGGAAACGCTGCAAGCGAGAGCGCAGGCCGACAAAGCGCCATATGAGCTTTGGGTGCAGCAAGGCTGGCTCAATGCCACGCCCGGCAAACGTGTCCGATATGACTTTGTTGCAGCACGCCTCCAGCAGCTTGATCAGCAGTTTGAAATAAAAGCCATTGCTTACGACCGCTACGCTTACGACAAGTTTCGCGAAGAGGTGGATGCGCTCGGCATTGAAGTCGATCACGTTGCGCACCCGCAGGGCGGTAAGGTCAGGGCTAAGCCTGAACCAGCCAAGGTTGAAGCGGCAAAAGCTGCAGGTCTTCCCGCACCGCAAGGCTTGTGGATGCCGGGTTCTGTCCTGGCGCTGGAAGATATGATCATCGACGGGCGCATTCGTTTACGGCGAAACCCGGTGTTGATGACAGCGCTCATGGGCGCCACGTTCGATCACGACCCACAAGAAAATCGATGGTTTGTCAAAACGAAAGCTTCGGTGCGCATCGATGCGGCAGTAGCTTTGGCGATGGCTATTGGTGCTGCGATGGACACTCCGATTGAGCCGGAAGAAAACCTAGATGACTTCATCAATAACATGGTCGTCATCGCCTAACTCACGACGGAGCGAATATGGGCTTCATTGATAGATGGGTCGGAAAGCCCATCAAGCTCACCGACGGCGAGTTCTGGCGGGGTTTCTTCGGCCTTGGAACGACGTCAGGTGAAACAGTCAATTACGAAAAGGCTCTTGAGCTTGATGCTGTTTGGGCCTGTGTAAATCTCGTAGCGAACTCTGTAAAAACGCTGCCATGCAACGTTTTCAAGGACGACGGCGTAACAATCGATCGTGAAAACGTTCTCTATGAGCTGCTTCACGATATGCCAAATCTCGACGACACAGCGTCTGATTTTTGGGCAATGGTGGCCATGTGCCTTTGTCTGGACGGTAACTTCTTTGCAGAAAAGAAGATGAACGGCGGTCGCCTTACAGCGTTGAATCCATTTCATCCGCTCGCCGTTAAGGTCTGCCGTGACGATCGGAACAATCGATACTACGAAGTGACTGAAACCTCTAAGGGCAAGTCAGGCACCATTCGTCGTATCAGCGAAGACAAGATGTTTCACGTTCGTGGCATGGTAATTCCCGGCTGTGATCGCGGTCTTTCGCCAATTGGTGTTGTCAGGAACACTGTCGGCAACGCGCTTGCGGGTGAGAAGACTGCGGGCAAAATGTTTGCCAACGGTATGCAGGTTGCCGGCGTTCTTTCATCTGACCAGATCCTGAAATCAGAACAGCGTAAACAGCTTGGTGAAGTTCTTGGCCAGTTTGCCGGGTCTGAAAAGGCCGGCAAGATTGCTGTTCTGGAAGCTGGGCTTAAATACCAGCAGCTAACGATCAATCCTCAAGACGCACAAATGCTAGAAACTCGACAGTTTAGCGTTGAGCAGATCTGCCGCATCTTCGGCGTGCCCCCTGTCATGATTGGCCATGCATCAAATGGGACAACGACGTGGGGCAGCGGGATTGAGCAACTTATCCTACAGTTTACTAAGACCTGCCTCACCCCGTTGCTGCGCAGCATTGAATCGGCCGTTTATCGCGATTTGCTAGACGCAAAGACCCGCAAAACGACTGTCGTGAAGTTCAATATGGAAGGCTTGCTGAGAGGCGATAGCCAAGCTCGCGCTGACTTCCTGCAGAAGATGGTCAATAACGGCATTTATACGCCGAATGAAGCTCGATCCTATGAAAACAAGGCTGAAATGCCTGGCGGTGACGAGCTCATCGTAAACGGGACAATGCAACCTTTGCACGGCATCGGCCACAACGGCGGACCATCGCTCGATGACGCGCCGGACACGCGCGCTGCTTAAGGATACTTTATGAAATTCGAACACATTTTGACGGCCTTTGAGGCTGAGCCGTGGGCGATTCAGCGCGAAAAACTGGCAGTTCTTGCGGATATTATCGCAGCTCGTGCGGCTGGTGATAAGTTTGTGACGTCTGATTTTGCTGCTGCTGTTTCTGATGCTCGGGCGAAAGAAATTGCGGAAACCGACGGTAAGGTTGCAGTTATTCCTGTTTACGGGGTTCTCTCTGACCGTATGGACATGTTTTCTGCAATGAGCGGAGGCACTTCATATGCCGGCATCAAGCGGCAGCTCCACAAGGCGCTGTCGAATGACGATGTTAAGGCCGTCGTGCTTGACGTTGATAGCCCAGGCGGTTCTGTACCTGGCACCGATGAGCTGGCCACCGAGATCCGCAAGCTACGCGGTGGCGAAAAGCCGATCATCGCGCATGTCAACAGTCTTGCCGCAAGTGCCGCATACTGGTTGGCATCGTCCGCTGACGAAATCGTTGTTACGCCTTCGGGCCGAGCTGGTTCGATCGGTGTCTACACCGCGCATGATGACATTTCTGCTGCCTTGGATAAGGCAGGCGTCAAGCGGACATATATTTCGGCGGGCAAGCACAAAGTCGAGGGCAACGAAACCGAGCCGCTCGGCAAGGAAACGCTGGCGTATATTCAGGACAGCGTTAATCGCTCATATGAACGCTTCCTAACAAGCGTTGCCGATGGTCGCGGTATCACAAAAGCCCGTGTGGAAGCTGACTTCGGTCAGGGCAGAGTTTTCTACTCAGAAAAGCTCATCGAGCTGGGTATGGCGGACCGTGTCGCAACGCTCGACGAGACACTGGCACGCTTCGGGGCCGAAACTGAGCCAGCGTATGTGCGCAGGGTGAAAGCATCAAATGCCGCGAAGGCCGATGCAGCCACGCTTCTTGCCTCGAAAATGGCAACGGGCGAACAGATTACCAAACGCGAATTCGAGAATGGTTTGAAGGGTCTTCTAAACCTATCGAATTCTGAGGCAGAGCGGGCCGCTCGGCTCTACCTCAAGGAAGGTCAGGGGGCTCCTGACGTCGAGACGGATGCTGCTGCTTTGGCAGCCCTAAACCGGCTTTTGGCCGAAGCAAACACACCACTCATCAAAATTTAAGGAGCCACACATGGCTGATAATGTACTTGCCGATAAGATCGGCGAGCTTGGTACTTCGCTTGCCTCCATTAAAGAACAGGTCGGCAATCTCGCTGTAGACTTTACGTCGAAACTTGCTGCTAACGGCGAGGTTTCGGCTGAGCTCAAGGAAAAGACCGACAAGGCACTTTCTGAACTCGGCGACATGACCACGCGTCTCGGCGACCTCGAAAAGCGTGCCGCTCGCGAAAAGGAAGAAGGCGCGAACGAACAGAAGTCGCTTGGCGATCTGGTTATCGACTCTGCCGACTACAAAGCGGGCATGCTGACGGGTTCGTCTCGCGGTTCGATCAAGGTAACGGCTGACCGTGCTGCAATTACTTCGGCCAACACCACGGTCGGTGCTGGTCGCAGTCAGGGCACTTCGCTCGTTCCGGGTGCACGCGTGCCGGGCATCTTTGGTCTGCCAGAGCGTACTCTGACGATCCGCGATCTCGTGCTTCCGGGTCAGACTTCTTCTAGCTCTATCGAGTACGTGAAGGAAACCGGCTACACGAACAATGCGGCTCCTGTCGCTGAAACGACTGCAAAGCCATATTCGGACCTGACGTTCGATATGACTTCTGCGCCGGTTCGTACGATTGCTCATCTGTTCAAGGCTTCGCGCCAGATCCTGGATGATGCTCCGGCTCTTCGTTCCTATATCGATGGCCGTGCTCGTTACGGTCTGCGCTTTGCCGAAGAAAATCAGCTGCTCAATGGCTCTGGTACTGGCCAGAACATTCACGGTCTGGTTCCGCAGGCAACTGCGTTCAATCCGGCGTTCGCCGCAGAGAATGAAACCGGCATTGACCGACTGCGCCTTGCGATCCTTCAGGTCGTACTCGCTGAATACCCGGCAACGGCATTTGTCCTCAATCCAATCGATTGGGCAAAGATCGAGCTGACCAAGGATCTTGGCGGGAATTACATCATCGGCAATCCGCAGGGATCGTTGACGCCAACTCTCTGGAACCTGCCAGTGGTTTCCACTCAGGCTATGGCTGCAGGTGAATTCCTCACTGGTGCGTTCAGCTTCGCTGCACAGATCTTCGATCGTCTCGATATCGAAGTGTTGCTGTCGAGCGAGAACGTCGACGACTTCGAAAAGAACATGTTCACGATCCGCGCGGAAGAGCGACTGGCATTCGCCGTCTATCGTCCAGAGTCGTTCGTAACCGGCGACGTCGAAGGCGCTTAATGGGGGACGGGGAGCTTCAGCGCCCCTTTTCCAGATTGGAGAGAACATGACTGATTTTCTAGAAGTTAAAGCCCTAAAGACTTTTGCTCTCGGCAAAGATCTAAAAACTCGCAAGAGCCCGTCTTTCGAAGTTGAAGCTGGCGAAGCTCGACAGCTGGAAGCACAGGGCCTTGTGTCTTTGGCTGGCAAGACAGATGCGACTAAGGAAGCGGACGGCGGCGCGCCAGAAAATGGCACCAAGCCTAAGCAGAAGGCGAAATTAGATGGCAGTATCGACAAAGACGCGTAAGAGGCGGGTAGCCAGCTACATCGGCGCCGGGGTCGTTATCCCAAATCCTCAGCCCGAACCGGAGCCGGAAGTACCACCTGAAGGTGGGGGCGATGGCTCTGATTGATCTTACTGTATTCAAGCGTCACCTTCGTGTTTTTCACGACGACGAAGACGACGAGCTGACGCTTTATCTCGTCGCCGCAGAAAATGTGGTCACTGAATACCTCGATCGCGAGGTCGTAGCGGCGGGTCAAACGCCGTCACTTGCTGACGGCATCGTCATTAATGCCGCTATTTCGGCGGCCATTCTGCTTGTCGGTGCAGACCTTTACGAAAATCGCGAGCCTGACATGAGCGCGAGCGGAGACGCAGTGCTACCACGGCATGTTCGTGCACTGCTTTCAGCGTACCGAGTTTGGCGGGACTAAATATTCAGCGCGGCAGAGAAAATGGGCAGCCAATATTGGCTTTTGCCCATTTGTTCCAAACAGTCTCAAAACGATCATGCGGAAAGGCCTGCCGGTCTTTGTAAAATGACGCATCCGCATACAGCAGCTTGGTTCTCAATAACTCCATCATAAAGTTGAGAAGCAAGTGCTTCCTTTTTGTTAGTAAATCGACGACTGGCTTAGCTAGTTCGGACTCAGAGAATTCACCTGCTTTGTTCGGCAGATCAAAAATCCTGACGCGTACCAGATGCCTCATGACTGGATCTGGATTCAATCTCCAGACTGATCCACCCGGCTCATCGTAAAACGGCTGAGTATGTTGATGATTGTCGATGACTGCTTCGCAGCACGTAAGAATATTGTTGACGATGTCGGAAAATACGTCGGTTACAACTGAAGTATGTGTGCTGTTCGGCAAGCTAAGAACAAGATTTGACCATCCATGCTTTCTGACAAGCAAGGAAATCTGAAACTCATCAAAAATTTCGTTTTGCTCTGCAATCATCGATACACACGCGCGGCTGATTGGCGTTTGATTTTTGCTCTAACCGCGCTTCTCCAGTCTTTGCCGCCATACGATCAGACTCGTTCTTTGCTGTCGAGCGAAGGAGGAAAATATGCCCCACGTCCGCTTCTCCGAAGACTTCGACTGGAAGCCACTCCCGCAAGTCACGCTTGCTTATAAGGCTGGCTGGTCCGGCCTTGTGACTACACCGTGCGCGACTGCAGCGGTTGAAGCCAAAAAGGCTTTGCAGCTGAAAACCCCGAAAAAAGGTGAGAAGGATGGTGACACGTAAAGGCGCAGGTGCGCTCAACAACATCGTCGTCTTTCAACAGCGTGAAGCGGTGCGGGACGAAGGCGGTGGCACTAGCCAAGAGTGGGTAGACAAGTTCGAAACTTCTGCTCGTTTACAACCTCGCCTTGGTTCTGAAACCGACATTGCGGCCCGCACGCAGGGCATCCAGCCGTATACGCTCGTTGTCAGAAGCGAACCACGAACACGAGGCGTTACTCCGTCATGGCGCGCGAGAAACAAGCGAACTGGCATCCTTTACGAGATCCAGTCTTGTGCGAACCCCGACGAGGTTAATCAGTACATCGAAATGCGCACTGTTGTGCAGGGCGGTGGCTGATGGCAACAAAGACTACGGGTCTCACGCAGTTAAATCGCAAGCTTAAGCTTTTGCCTCAAATAGCCCAGGATCTCATTCGAAAAGCCATGGAAAGAAGCGCGGAAGAGATTTGCGATATGATGCGCAATCTTGTTCCCGTTGACGATATGGTGCTTCATGACAGCATTGGCTGGACATGGGGCAAGGCGCCTCCAGGCAGCATTACAATTGCTTCTGTGGATTCCGTTGTCGGAGATGACACGACGATCACGATCTATGCTGGCAACAAAGAAGCCTACTACGCTCGCTGGGTTGAGTTTGGCACTACGCGTTTCACGAACCGGGGAATGTTCGCCGGTACCAGCAATCCCGGACAGGGAAAGCAACCATTCTTTTACGTGAGCTGGCGCGCCAAGAAAAAAGGCACGAAACGCCGCATCAGATCCGCAGTCACACGAGCCGCCAAAAAAGCTGCAGCGGGGTATTAAGGAATGGATCCTGTATGGGAACTTCAAACCGCGATCTATGCGCGGTTATCGCAGAATGCTGCGCTTACAACGCTAATCGGCGCTGACAAAGTCTATGACAATCCTCCCGCCGATCCTAATGGCAATATACCGGCCGCGACCTATCCATATGTTTCATTTGGCGATGCATCAGCAAATGATGAGAGCGTCGACTGCACCGATGCGGTAGACGTTACTTTTCAAATTAATTGCTGGTCGTCTCTGCCAAGTCAGAAACAGGTTCGACAAATCGCTGACGCTGTAACCAAAGCGCTTAAACGATGGGAGCCGCCGCTCACGGTGAACGCACTAGTCACCTTCGATTATTGGCGGACTGACTACATTCGCGCTCCCGGCATGAATCAGGCGTCGATTCAATACACGGCCGTCATCGAGACGCCGTAACTCGCGCTGCCGGATCTCACCACCACCAAATCACGAGGACCAATATGGCCCAAGCAACCACGATTAAATCGGGGAAGATCCGCGTCTTGCTCGGCAATGACGCGACTCCGATTGTGTACACCAATCCATGCGGATTCACGCAGCGCTCAATTACAATCACAAAGGGCCTCGAAGAGGTCAATATTCCGGACTGCGAGAACCCTGACCTAGTTGATTGGGTTGGACGTGACGCAACCAGCCTGTCGATGAGCGTCAGTGGCGAAGGCGTGCTGGCCGCCGAAAGCGTCGACGCATGGCTTGAAGCCGTTGACAGCATCGATTCAGTGCCTGTGAAGGTCGAATGGGAATTCCCATTGAAGACGATTACATGGACTGGGTTCATGCACGTTGAAAGCATGGAGGTTGGCGCAACCAACGGCCAGCGCGCGACGAACAACGTTAGCCTGCAGTCCGACGGCGTTATGGTGCGCACGTCTACGCCGGTCACACCGTAATGAGCCGCGACGCATCTGTGTCGCTCGACTTTGCAGACGGAACTTACACGTTCCGTCTCGCATGGGGCGAGCTTGAAGAACTTCAGGAGAAATGCGACGCGGGTCCTTACGTAGTGTTGGAACGTCTGCACAATCGCTCTTGGCGCATCAAAGATATCAGCGAAACGATCAGGCTTGGCCTTGTCGGCGGAGGTTTGGAGCCCACCAAAGCGCTCACGCTCATTCGTCGATATGTGACCGATCGCCCACCTCTTGAGAATCTGACCCTGTCGCAAGCAGTTCTATCTGCGGGTCTCGTCGGAGCTCCGGAGGAGAAGGTGGGGGAGCAGGAAGCGGCAAGTCAGAAGAAATCGATAGTCTCCCCAATGGAAAACTTAGATTTGCCGCCATCTACGGAAACGGAGCCGCAATAGGCTTTAGCCCGCAGGAAGTCAGGCTAATGTCGATGTGGCAGTACATGGCTGCGCTTGATGGTTACATCAAAGCAAATACGCCAGACGAGCCGGGTAAGCTATCAGAATCCGAAAAGGACGATCTTTGGGATTGGCTGCAGGGTGGGTAAGCTTTCAAATAAGGCTTTGATCTGCGACCTTCATAAACACATCTAGCCTACCAGCCGCTTTAGAAAGTGTTTTAACGTCTTTAGGGTTCAGTCTCATCATGAACGAGAATTGGCTGATGAAGGTCTCGTCAAAAATTGTAACGTAGGTGATCGTACCTCGTACACTAACGTAATTATTCGTAACTTTGGATAGCTGGGAAAGGGTGACGCCTTCACCTTCTATAGCTACCGTTTTGGGCTCGTTCACACCAAGCGAAGAATAAACCGGAGACATCGTGTCAGTTTCAACAGGTGGAATGACGATGGGATCGCCTGGATCTTTAACGTCAATCGTTCCTTGAACTGAAAAGTATTTGGCTGGTGTGGTACCGCAATTCGCTACAGTAACAATCGCCTGGGCACCTTCACTAAACCAGTTCATCACTGCTGACTCAGCATAAACATACGCACGCGTTTGTGCTTCACCGAAATGTCGAGTGACATCAACAGCCTCGTGAGCCGCGATGGCTGATTTTCTAGCGAAGACCACCGCCGCAATTGCGGTCACAAAGGTCAAGAGCGCGAACAATATTGACGCGCCAGCAATCCAGACCTGAAGGGAAGTATAATGAGCAACCTGCTCGGAGCTATTTGCGATGGAACGTTGAACTGTCAGATTGGATTCGTCACGGTTGCGGCTATCCTCACGATCCTTTGCTTCCGCGTCATATTTTTCTTGGTCGCTTGGAGTTGTGATGATCCGAACGGGAAGCGAGACTTCATTGCTTGTGTCGGCGGAATGCTCGCTGGCTGCGTTTGCGTCGCCGTTATTATTGGGTTGGCTATAGCCGTGTTCCCACCATCCACAAGTTACCAACAATACACTTACGAATACAGTGAGACGCACAATTCGCACTTTCAATGTTCCCCAGCCAGTGTGATTACAAAGCCAGAGTCGCAACTGTAAGTCGATAGTTCTGATGGACGGGAGAGGTGTTAGTCCTTGAATGGGTTCAGGGATTTGCCGCCTTTTTTGGCGTTGAGCGTCATAGTGTAGATGCCGGCAGGAAACTTATACGGCGCGCAGCGCATGATTGACCGCTTCAAAGTTTCGCCAAAACCTCTGGAAACACCGTTCTGTACGTAACTTTTAGCAGTGATGTCGATCGGATGTCCCTTCTGATCGATTTCAACTGCCATTTCGAATTTTCCGGCGTCGTCAAACGAAACAGGCGTATTCCAGCACTTCAAAGCTGCCGCCTGAAACCCTGCATCATCAAGAGACAATGCCGGTGCCGTGAGCGCTGACAGCGCGATGACGCTTGCAATAATTCTCTTCATAAGGCCCCCAATGGCAACAGATCTTGAGAAACTTGTAGTTCAGCTCGCTGCTGACCTCAAGGGCTTCGAACGCTCGTTTAATCGTGCAGTCGGAATCACCAATCAGAAGATGGCGCAGGTTGAAAGACGATCCGATCAGGCAGCCAAGCATATTGAAAGCGCTTTTAACCGCATTTCGTTTGGCGGTCTAAATTCTGCTTTGGCTGGTGTCGGCGTCGCATTCGGTGCGAAGGAGATCGCCTCATATGCCGATGATTGGACGCGCGCAGGCAACCTTATCCGTTCGGCTGCAACCTCGACAGGCGTTGAGGTGCGTTCGCTGGATGAGCTCAAAGAAGGCGCTAATGCCGCACGTACAAGCCTGCAGGATTATACAGAACTCTATGCACGCTTGATCCGATCGGCCTCGGCCGTCGCGGAATCTGAAAGCGAAATATCGCTCGCTACCGATCTCGTTTCCAAGGCATTTAAGGCTGGCGGTGCGGCTGCTCAGGAGCAAGCGGCCGGCATTCTGCAGCTCGGCCAAGCGCTCGGATCTGGCGTTCTGCAGGGCGATGAACTTCGCTCGCTGCGTGAGAATGCTCCGATCATTGCCAAAGCCATCGCGGATGAATTTAAGACAACTATCGCGGGGCTTAAGCAGTTAGGCGCTGAAGGCAAACTGACTTCTGACCGTGTTTTCAAAGCCATTCTCAATGCGCAAAAGCCAATTGAAGCGCAGTTCAAGGCGACGAACGCAACCATCAAAGACGCGTTCACTCAGGTTAATAATGAATTCCTGTCGTACATCGGCAACGCAGACGCATCGTACGGTGCAAGTGCGAAGCTTGTGGCTGCCCTCCAATATGTCGCCGACAACTTCAAGGAAGTAGCTGACGTAGCCGCAACCTTTGCTACGGTCATCATCACGGCCTTGACAGGTCGAGCTCTCGGCGGACTGGCTGCAAATCTTCTTACGGCACTTGGTTCATTGGGGAAGTTCCTCACAGCGATGAGGACCGGCGTGCCAATCGTCACCAGCTTTGCCGCAGCTCTGGGGCCTATCGGTTTGCTGGCAGGCGCTGCCGCCGCAGCTGTTCTGCTGCTCTACAATAATATGGATGGTGGCGATCGCGCTGCGAAGTCCTTCACTGAGGCAGTTCGTGGCAACGAAACGGCGCTGAATAACGCGGCCACGGCTTCACGCAACTACCAGGCTGAGCTGGTTAAGCAGATCAGCTTGCAGTTGGAGGCGGCAAAGACGGCCGAGACGCAGGCCAACGCAGATTTCTACTCAGCTTTAGGGCGAGCAAATTCGTTCAAAGAATTTACTGGCTTGGAGTTTGCGCCTTTAGAATACGCTGCCAACCAAGCTCAAGCACAGGCAGGTATCCTTAGTCGTGCTGTTGGCGATCTAGAAGTCCAAAAAAAGCGCGCCGAATCCATTCTTGCTTCAACGCCATCTGGTTATGGCAAGGGCATTCAGACCCCGTCTGAAGATAAGAAAAAGGGTCGCACTAAGAAAACTCCGTCAGAGCGTTTTGACGGGGACATGCAGCGTGTCACCGACCGCACAGCAGCACTTGTCGCGGAAACTGAAGCTCTTCGGCAACTCAATCCATTGATCGACGATTATGGCTTTGCGGTTGAAAAGGCTCGCACTGAACAGGAACTGATTAATGCCGCGCAGAAGGCCGGCGTTGCTATTACTCCAGCGTTGCGTGCGGAGATTGCAAAGACCGCCGAGCAGTGGGCTTTAGCTACCGCAGAAGCCAATAAGTTCAATGAGGCAAATGGCAGAATACAGCAAACTGCGCAGGAATGGCGTGATACTGAGAGGGATGCGATTGGCGGCGTTGTCAGTGACTTGATAGCGGGAAAATCGGCAGCTGAGACATTTGCAGATGCTTTGGGGAAAGTTCTCGATAAGCTTCTCGAGATTTTGTCTCAATCCCTCTTTGACGGCATTTTTGGTCAATCAGGTAGCATCTTTGGTGGGTTGGTTTCTGGGATTGTCGGCAAGAAAGACGGCGGTGTCGTTAAAGCTGCGACGGGTGGATTGATCCGTGGCCCCGGTGGACCTCATACAGACAGTATTCCAGCGCGTCTCTCTGACGGTGAGTTTGTTGTTAACGCCAAAGCGACCAAGCAGAATAGATCATTGCTTGAACGTATCAACAATGGGCAGTCTTTGGCGCTTGCAACCGGAGGGATGGCGACACTACGTGCGCCCTCAATGCCCATTCTCCGGCCCTCTTCTGCATCACAGCAAGCGCAAGCGGGCGGAATTGCCGACGTGCGTGTTTTCATGGATCGCGACGGCAATTGGCAAGCCGAAGTTGAGCGCATTTCACAGAGATCGGTCAAGCAAGGTCTCGTGACATATGAAAAGGGAAGCACCGTGAGAACCGCAAGGGATCTTCGGCAGGTTAGTTCGAGAGGAATGGCAAAGTAATGGCTGAACTTCTCCCATCGGGTCTTCGATATGAAGCGACTTTCCCTGTACTCAATCGCTCGGTCTCCATGTCAAAATTTGGCGAGCGGGCGATAGCCTTTATCGAGAACGGTGATCCCTTTTGGACATGGACAGCTAAAGTCATCAAGATGTCCAATGCTGACCGAAATCGGCTTGAGGCATTCATTGATCGCTGCCGTGGTGGTCAGGTGACGGTTCATTACACGCCCAAGCACGTTTGCATTCCGCAGGCTTATTGGGGCGATCCTAACAATCCAGCAATCATTGGCAATCCGACACTCACTGCGATTAACGGCAACACTGTTACCCTCGGAACTGTGGTTGTCGGACTAAAGCTGAAAGCGGGTGATCTGATAGGGTTGTCGAATGGCGATTATAACCTGATCGTTCGAGTGGCTGCCGATGCGACAGCAGCTACAACAAACTTGCAGGTTAGGATTGAGCCCTTTCTGCCTTCGTACATCACAACAGGCTCAGTGGTCCGATTGAAAAACCCGATCATGAACATGCGGCTAATTCCGGGCAGTTGGAGCATTGGCGAGGGTAAATTCCCCGAAGCAACCTTCCAACTAGTGGAGGTTCCGAAATGACAGAGCCGTTGCACGAAGCAACTCGGACGTGGATGAAGGACGGAGTGACTGTTCTTGACAGTGACGAAATTTACATCGCTTGCTCGGACACTGATGATTACCATGCTGAAAACACTCAGCGTCAAACTGAAGTCCAGAGAATACGGGAGGGTGAAGTTATCGCACGAATGTGGTGGGTCCGTTAGACAAGAGGCTCAGGATATTCTTTTGCTGCTCCCAGTGCTTTAAGCACCGCAGCGCGGCCATTGAAGTCGATATCGTTTGGCGGCATCTTGTCGAAAGCGCTCAACATAATCTCTTGTACATTGTTGGCTCGGAAGATCGCTTCGATCATTTGATCGACATATTCAGCTCCTCGTTCTTTGTTGATCACCCTCAGGGCCTCCGACAGAGCAAACCTCAGATAGAGGTGCTCGGCTTTAATCTTGTCACTCATACTTTCCTCCCGGGTAATGCCCTGCAAGATGATTAAAACTTCCAAGATTGGAGAAAACAATGGAAAAGAACAAAAAGGCGGACATCAATCCGCCAGTTTATGGTTTTTTTGACCAGATCAGCCAGAACGTTGTTTCACTTCTGAAATGGCTTCAGCCGAAGAGCTACTAACTCTGAAACTTCTGCAGGAGCTTTGTCTATTATCTTCTGCACATCGGCTGAGCCAAAAATACCCTTCTCAATTAGCAGGGCGATTATCATAGAGGTGGTGTAATACTCCGAGCCGATTGAGAGCCGAACTCGCAGTTCGTGTGGCGTATCTTTCGGATATTCCTTCATATCAAGCCTCCCTTTTTGTTAGGCTGCCATATAAGCCGATAACAAAAAGAATGGCGATCCTGACTAAAGTTGAGCCTATTTCAGGCGCGGGAAACCTTTGAAGCGTTCATTTTTGTCGGCCGGTGTTTCACTGTGATAAATCATACGTACTTTTCCGAGGATTTTATCCTTCGGTAACGGTCCTGACGTGAAGCGGCTATCGTCTGAATTATCTCTGTTGTCGCCCATCATAAAATAGTGATTTCCCGGGACATGAAAGACCTCTGTGTTATCGCCAAGTGAGTCATCATTCTGGCTTACAACGATATGGCTTTCGGAATTATTTGGCGCGAACTCACGAAAGAAAGTGCAACTTTGTTCCGTACCAAACACGTCAACCGGGCAGTTGATATCGGGAAGGTTGTCAATCTTCACCAACTTAAGAGGTTGATCGTCGATGTAAACAACACCTTTCTTTATCTGAATTTTCTCACCGGGCAGGCCAATAACCCGATGTACAAAGATAGTGCGTGTATCATTCGTATTTTTCGTGCTGATGATAATATCGCCCCGCTTGACAGGTTCATCCTCAAGGTAAGTGCTGGATCCAATAAGGTCGCCCATTATCAAAGTCGGATACATACTATTACTTGGTACGACATTATTATAGACCTCTGCCATCGCAGCCATAGGGATGAAAGTAATCATAGCCACCAATAGTGAGCGCATGTGGGTCATCTCCGATTTTCTGCCACCCCCCTTAATCTTACTACGATTGAGAAATTACAACCCTATTCGGAGGCTTGATGGCCTTTCCAGCACGTCTTCAGCAGCTTCTAAACGAGGGCAGAGGCAAGATTGCTTCTGCCGTCAAATTCGAGTTTGGCACTGGCACATATGGCTTCTTCGCGGGCAAGGGCAGTATCGATTATGGCGGTTTGACCTATCACGGCAATACGCTGATTGATATTGACGAGCCTGTCTATGCGCTCGGAACAGCGGCGCAGCCGATCACAATGAAGCTGCCCGCAAAGGCCGACTTTGGCCTTACACCGGACAAGCTCGGTCTGATCGAACAGGAAGATTACAAAAACCGACCTGTCACATTCTACGACTTCTACTTTGACCCGGACAACAACGCCTTTCTTCATGCGGAAGCGACATTCTACGGCTATGTGGATGTCATTGATCATCGCGAGGAAGGCGACGAAGTCTGGCTGGAGGGCCATATTGAAACCGGCGCAGTCGATAACTTCCGTGAAGGGTATCGATATGCATCGCATGAGGATCAGCAGCTCGTTTCACCGGGCGACATGTTCTTCGAATATGCAGCAAGGATCAAAAATGAATACTTCAAAATTAAGTTTGGCTAGGGTGCCTGGTTGGGACCGAGCGGTTGAAGATCTTGCTTCGCAGCATGTGAACATTTTGCCGGAGTGGGGAACATCCGACTGCCTGATGTCTGCTGCCGATGCGATTAAGGCGGTTACTGGGATTGATCCACTCTCGAAGTTTCGCGGGAAGTATCAGACTGAGGCTGGGGCAGCGCGAAAGATGCGCCAGAACGGCTGCAAGAACGTCAAAGATGTGTTTGAGACCTATCTTGGCCTTGAGCCTGTCAATCGCCTCTCGGCGCGCCGTGGCGACGTTGGCGTCATGAAACTGAACGGTGAGTATGTTGCCGGTTTCATTTGCAGCTCTGGCTTCGCAGTCAAACAGCCACAAGGGCTGACATTCTTTCCAGTGACGGAAATCGAGCAAGCCTACACCGTAGGCGAATAACAGCACCGACAATTTGCAATGACCAGGGCTCGTACCAGTTGCGGGCCAGCTTTGTTGCATTCCTTTGCAAGGTTTATCTCATGCCATTTCTTGCGCCTGTCGCTGCCTGGATCGGCGGAATTGTCTCGAGCGTGGCAGCTTGGGCTGCGGCAAGTCCAATTCTTGCCGGTATCGCACAAACAGCTTTCGGCATTGCGCTGAAATATGCGGTCAACGCGCTTTTCCCACCCAAGACCCAGAGCCGTGCATCCGAGCTGGAAACGCAATATGGCGCAAACATTCCGCGCTCGGTCATTCTCGGTACCTGTGGGATTGAAGGGCATCACGTCTATCGTAACAGCTATGGCTCTGGTGGCCGGCTTATTCAGGACGTTTTTGCTCTTGCGAGCTTTCGTATCACAGCCGTTCCGCGTGTTCGATACAACGGCGCATGGCGCGTGCTGGCTGAACAAGATGCTGATGGTTATTGGCTGGTTCCGAACGAAGGCACGAGTGGCGATGACCATGACAACGTACGCGTCAAATTCTACTACGGCACTATGGATCAGCAGGCCGATGCGACACTGATTATTCGTGCGCGTCCCGCTGGCCGTTGGACCGCAAACCATCGTGGCGCAGGCGTTGCTTATGCGATTGTTTTCTCAGAACTGCGAAAGAACGGCGATGGCCTCACTTCTCCGGCAAAGTTGCTGTTCGAAGTCGTCGGCGCTCCTCTTTATGATTGGCGTAAAGACAGCACGATGGGCGGTTTTGGTCCTCATCGCTGGGATAATCAGAACACTTGGGAATACAGCGATAATCCCGCGGTTCAAATTTACAACCTCGAACGCGGCTTCTTCAACGGTTCTCAGCGCATGGTTGGCAAAGCCGTTCGCGCAAGCCGACTACCTTTGGCAGAATATACACAAGCTGCAAACATCTGCGACGAAGTGATGTCCGACAACACGAAACGTTATCGGTCAAACGCAATCGCAAAAGACGGTCCCGGCGCCAACCACGATGCAAACCTCACTCCAATTCTTGAAGCGATGTGCGGTTCTTGGGTAGAGCGTGTGGATGGTGAGTTTCCGATTGCTGGCGCGCCACAAGCTATCGTGGCGACCATTACGGACAATGATGTCAAGAAAGGCGCACCGCTCCGCATGAGCGTAAAGCGGAAGCGGACTGAACTGATCAATACCGTCGCTGCGTCTTATATCTCAGTAGATGATTTCTATGAAACGAAAGACGCCGCAACCCGCATCGATACAGGCGCTTTAGCAGAAGACCGCGAAACGCTTGCCAGTGCTATCCCGTATGGCGCTGTCACCGATCCTAAGCAGGTTGACCGTCTCGCAGATATTGCCATTCGTGGCGCTCGCTATCAGGCGTCTGCCGAGATTACCGTTCATCCGAAGTTTCTTGATATGATCAAGGAAGGGCGGTGGCTTCGTTGGAACAGCGCGAAGTATGGCGATAGGACGTTTCAGGTTCTCACGCGCCAGCTCGGCGGCATTAATACGGATGGTGCGCGTGATATCTCAATTGCGTTGCAGCAGATCAGCAACGGCGTATTCGATCCGACAGCGTATGAAACTAACCCTCCGAATATCGTAGTCGTTCCCCCGCCTCAGTATCTTGCTGAGGTACAAAATTTCGATGTTCTGCCGATTATCGTTAAGGCGGACGGGGGTGGAGAGCTTCCGGGCGCACGTCTTCTCTGGGATCCGATTGATGATATTTCAGTGGTTGGCGTCGATATTGAATATTGGCCTGCCAATGATCCCTCTCAGGTCTTCAGGAAGTTTGTTACCTGGGATGTTACCAACGTCATCCTTGTTGAAGGCCTGACATCGCTCACCGATTGGTTTGTTCGAACCCGACTTCGTGTTGACAACGGGCGCTCTGTGGCTTGGTCTGCGGCAACCCCATTTCGCACACTCAATGCTAATAACGGTAATCCTATCGATTACGAGGGGCTAGACGATGATCTGAAAGGTTATATGGGCTGGATTGGTCCGCAGATGCGCGAAATCATCCGTCAGGCGGAAGAACTCGCAACAACGACATCTGACAACCACAATGCGAACTATGCAGATATCCAGCGCTTAAGCCGTCAGCTTAGCAGCACATTCAACGATGCGCAGGCGAGCTGGCAAGAAGACATCCTTGTCGCAACTGGTCCAAACAGCGCGATAGGGCAGCAACTGATCCGGATCAACGCGCAGCTTTGGGATAATACCGGCGCCAGCATCGTCCAACTTCTTCAGGCCAGAGTTGATGGCGTTGAGGATGAGGTTGAAGCTCAGGCAACGGCAATCACCAGCCTGACGACTGTTGTGAACAATGTCAGCGCAAATGCGACGTTCAGAATGGCAAGCTCGGTTGCGCCGTCTGGTTGGAATTCCCGTATCGGAATGCAGGTTGAAGGTGGCACGGTTGGCGACTGGAAGAGCGCGGGGCTTTTTCTGGACGTCAACAGTACACAAGCTCGCATAGCGCTGATGGCTGCACAGATTGTTTTCACCAACGGCACTGAGTTTTTTCACCCCTTCGTCATTCAGAACAACGTCATGTATGGCGAAGGCTTCGTCATGGACTGGGCGAAGATCGTTAATGTCTCGATAGAGTGGGCGCAAATTCAGAATGCTGTGATCAACAATCTGATTGTCGGAACAAGCAATCTCGACTTCAACGCTGTGACAGCGACGACCGACACGCCTTACAACATCAACACGTCAGTCAATGACGTTACCCTAAGCTCATTCGTGATTAACAGCCCGCAGGGCAACACGATTTTGCTGGATTGGTACATCAATGCGACGCTGACTATTGTCGGTGGTTCAACCCAGTCAACGACCACGATATCGCTGATTAATACGACTACGGGGGCTGTCATTCGACAGTTCAGCTATGGCCTAACCACCGGTCAGAGCACAGCTGTATCCATCAACACGGCAGCTATTGATAGCAGTGCTGTTCGTGGGAACAATACCTATCAGGTCAGAGAGACCAACAACCAGACCGGAACGAACTTAAGCGGTACAGGAAATCTGAAATCGCTCGTCTGGAAACGCTGAACGTCTCAATCAAACAATCTGACTAACAATACCGTGCTTTTGCATGGGGAGGCAAATCTATGGCCGTTTTACCTGATTATGTGTCGGGAACGATTACGCTCGCCAACGGGTCTACGACTGTCACCGGCACAGGCACCATGTTTCAGGCTGCCGCATTCAAGGCCGGTGACACGCTGCAGATCCAAAACCTGACGGCTGTTATCGCCAGCGTGAATAGCAACACGTCTCTGACGCTAACGGCGCCATGGACCGGCACGTCACTCACCAATGCGCCTTATCGAGCAAGATACTTGCCTGATGGCGCTCGTGTGACTGCACAGACGACAACGCTTATCGAACTTCTCGGTAACGGCGTCCTGACAAATCTTGCTGAAATTGGCGTGGAGGAAGGAAAGGCGCCAGTCGGCAATGCGGCTGGGCAGTATGAGCTGGCTAACCTTGTGACTGACCCGAGCGGCAGCCTTGCCAAGCTTGCGGCGCTGACGTTGGCTGCAAACAAGTTCATGAGTACGAACGGCGATAAAAATCTTACTCAGTCTGACATTACTGCGGCGGCAATCGCTTTGCTCAATCTCAGCGGTGCAGCTGCAGCGGACATGATGCCTTATCTGAATGGCGCAAACGGGGCAGCGCTAACACCGTTGACGCCGGTTGCGCGCAACCTCTTGGACGATACGACAACTGCTGCGCAGCGTGGTACATTAAGCGCCGGTCGCCCAGTATTCAAAGCACATCTGGCAGCTAATCAGTTAGTTTACAACGGCACGACCAATCTCAGCTTTACAGCCTCACCTTTGAACGTGGGTAATTGCTGGAGTGGTGGGTTGTTCACCGCGCCTGAGGCCGGAATGTACTTCTTTTCCATGGGCACTACGCTGGGAGATGGGTACGCAGGCCAGTTTATCGTCCAGATATTCGTCAATGGCAGCGTTTACACCGAGATGGTTTATCCTATGAACCCACAGAATGTGCAGCAGTATTACCGCGCCGGAACGCTCTCAGCAGCTCTTCAGCTAGCCGCAGGAGGAACCGTTCAATTCAAGCTTGTTCTTGACGCGGTTCAGGGCAATCCGATGATGCAAGCTTTCAGAAACTTCGCCACGGGTTTTTTGATTTAGGGAACACTCATGCATTACAAATTTATCAAGTTCGGCCCGGAAGGCTTTCCGCTATTTTATTATTGCGAAGAAACCTATCCGCCTGTTGGCAATGATGCTGGCGAACATATCGCGGTCAATACAGACATTCCGCATGACGCGGTTCCCGTAAGCGACGAACAGTGGCAGAAAGCGCAGTCGATGGACCTATGGCGCGCTTCTGATGGCTCTTTGACAAGCCCGCCATTGCCGGAGCCTGTCGAGCCAGATCCGGTCGTTACGATTCTGCCAGCCATCACTCTGTGGGAAAGAATGACGGAAGATGAAGCTGTAGCTGTAAGCGAAGCAATGAAAACGCAATCAGTACGCACAATTGAAATATTCAGAAACGCTTCAACTTTCCGCTCAGATCACGAGCTTTGGCCGCTGCTTGAGCAGATGGCTGCTAATCTGTTTGGTGAGGCGCGGGCGGCTGAGTTGCTGGCAGATTAAAAGCCCCAGCAGATCCCCATCCGCCGGGGCTACGCAGTTCGATAGTCACGTCTCTATATTGACCTGCGCCAGTAGAATTTACACCGGCACCAAAACAAAGAAAACCCCGGCACGTATTGCGACCGTACCGGGGCTTAGTGCGCTGAAGGTCTGATATTCACCAACGCTCGAACAGAATAACAAGGCTACCACAAAAAGAAAACCCCGAACGACGGTAGGTCAAATCCGGGGTTACACCTCGGGCAACTATGACGGGCGGCCTTTGGTGCGGCTTCATCATCTCATAATAACGCCAAAAGAAAAGCCCCGGCGTGTTGAATGAAGGAAGCACTAGCCGGGGCTGCGCCAAGACAGCTTGCGGACAATCTCAGCGCAAAATCTCAATAACAAATAACGCGGAAAAGAAAAGCCCCGACCGGTTGTGTGCGATCGGGGCCATGCGAGCCATCCGATTGCGTCGTTAAGGTTGGCTCGCGCGAGTCGAGTTTACACTCACCGCAGATTGAAGAAAACCCCGGCAGGCGGGCAGCCATGAACCGGGGTTACTCACTGGTGCAACTCGAGCAATGCTTCGATCCGGTGAATAACAAAGATCTAGTGTCGCATATCTCAGCGTCAAGAGTTGGAAAAAGCAAAAACCCCAGCCGGAGGGAACCAACTGGGGTTACTCACTTTGCACTCAAGCGGGGGCTGTGATGCTGTGAATAACCGCTATTTAGAGCGAAACGTTGAGGTGTCAATGGACGAGAGATCGAATTCTTTTCACTGACACTTGGTGCGCCATATAGCGATTGGAAAAGTAATTTTTTCTGTCTGCAGAGTTATAATTGTCTATTGCAACGCGGTTAGCTTAATTAGATAGGGAAAGGAGGTGAAGTTTTCCTCGAAAAATGGAGAGTTGTCGGTTGGCGCCACTTACGGACCAGAATGGAAAACTAGCCATCTTCATCAAATCGTTGAAGGGAGGCGGTGCCGAAAGATCAACTGTGAATCTTGCTAATGCTCTTGCTGCGTCGGGCGTCGATGTCGATCTTTTGGTAGTTGATGAAAAAGGCGTTTTCCATGATCTGGTTTCCGACAAAGTTAATTTTATCAGGCTACGCCAAGCCTCCTTCGTCCAAACAATGCGTAGTCTGTGGCGATATCCGATGGACTTATTATACCTGCTGCGACTAATCGTTATTCCCAGCTCACCAAAGCCCGCAGCTGCAGTGCCGGCTTTGGCTGATTATCTTCGCAAAACTCGGCCCCGAGCGCTACTGACTGCTCTAGATTATGGTAACATCGCAGCGGTCGTTGCACGAACGGTGTCAGATGTGGATACACGCATCGTTATAGGCCAACGAAACCAATTGGGTGAAGGTTATATCGGGCGAGCAAAATGGCGTCAGAAACACGTAGCCCCAACGCTAAGGTATTTTTTTGAACGCGCCGATGCAATTGTTTCTGTTTCAAAGGGCGTTTCTAAAGATCTCGGCGAAGCTTTAAAATTACCTGATCATCAGCTTCATGCCGTTTACAATGCTGTATACAATTCGACACTTGAAAAACAATCATTGGAAGACATGCAGCATGTCTGGTTTAACAATAAAGAAATCCCCGTAATTATCGCGGTAGGGAAGCTGAAGCCCCAAAAGGATTTTGAAACACTAATAAAAGCGTTTGCACTAGTCCGAACCAAACTTAAAGCTCGTCTGATCATATTGGGCGAAGGTCCAATGCTCTCAGATCTCAACCTATTGGTAGAGAAGTTAAATATCTCAGATCATGTTATATTTGAGGGCTTCGTTCAAAATCCGTTTAAGTACATGCGCAACGCTGATTTATTTGTTCTGTCCTCGAAGTATGAGGGGCTGCCTGGTGTTTTAGTCCAAGCTCTAGCCTGTGGTTGCCCTGTCGTGAGCACGGACTGTCCGAGCGGACCCAGAGAAATTCTTGAGAACGGAAAGTACGGTCCACTTGTTCCTGTTGCAGATGCGAATGCCTTAGCAACTGCCATCATCTCACAACTTCAGACCCGGCACGATCGTGATTATCTGCAAATCAGAGGACGGAGCTTCTCTGAAGAAGAGGCTGTGCGAGGCTACCTAAGGGTTTTACTCGGAAACTAAGCGTTGAGCGCAAGTCCATGAACTTTTACTTTTGGGCAGAAATAAAAAGCCCCAGCTCGTGGGTATCTTTAACGAGCTGAGGCCATGCGTACAGCCTGTCTGCGGTGACGTCGATACGCATCAGTATCTTCTCACAAATGCGTGCCAATGCAATGTACGGTAGCGTACAGAGAGGCGATAGTTTCAATCTCGCTGTACCCACAAAATCACGAGACATAATAGGCCGAACCCTACCATCGATATTGCCAAAGCCATATTGATAACGCTGATCCAGTCCATGATCCCCTCCTGATACAAAAGACGATGCTACAGTCTGCAGTTGAAATTCTCAAGCCGTGCAACGAACTGAGCAGAAGCCGCGAGTTCATCGCCGGTCAATAAAAAAGCCCCGACGAGACGGATCAAGTCGGAGCTTTGCGCTAGGCAGTATTTGGCAGACCGTCTTTGCGCGGTTTCATCATCTCATAAATCCCCGCCTAATCAATGTACGAAACCGTACAGATAGGTGCATTTCCTACCGAGGGCCGCACTAAAACTGCTTGCCTTCCGCAAATACAATTCCAAGGACAATCAAATGAACAAAACAACGTTCTTCGCGTATGCGAGGCGCGCGCCTTTTGGCGGCCGTTTGAGCCAGGCTCAGGTTGATGGCACATCGGCTATCTTGGCCGAAGCTGAGCGCCGTAATCTGCCCGACGAGCAGATCGCTTATATCCTAGCGACTGTCTTCCACGAGACAGGCGGCAAGATGCATCCGGTTGTCGAGAATCTGAATTACACCAGTGCGGCGCAAATTCGGAAGACATGGCCGAAGCGTTTTTCGTCGATCGCGGCAGCCCAGCCTTATGTTCGCCAGCCTCAAAAGCTTGCAAACAAGGTCTACGGCGGTCGCATGGGTAACGACAGCGTTAACGAGGGCTGGACTTATCGCGGACGCGGCCTGCCTCAGATCACTGGCGAGGACAATTACAAAAAGTTCGGTATTGCCGATGCACCTGAGAAGGCGCTGGAGCTCGGAACAGCAATCCGCATCCTCTTTGAAGGCATGGTGTTGGGCAAGTTCACGGGGCGCAAACTGAGTGACTTTTTCGGCAAGGGCAAAGCGGATCCTGAAGGCGCGCGTGTTATCGTCAACGGTACGGACAAGGCAACGCTTATCGCCGGCTATTACCGCAACTTCCTCGACAGTCTGATTGCTGCGCGCGAAATGAAAGCCGTCGCTCCTGATGACGCCAAGTCTGATGACGTGCCTTTGCTTCAGGATAAGACGGTGCAGACCATCGTCGCAGCTGGCGGCGGTACGTTTGTGACTGGCCTTATTGGTGCGGTTTCGAACCCTTGGGCTTTCCTGACTGTCGCGCTTGTGCTCGTCGCTATCGGTGGCGGTTTCTGGCTTTGGCATACAGGCAGGCTAGAATTGAAGAGGGTGGCGGCGTGATGTGGCTCGCAACCATGAAGGCACGCATGACAGCCTACGCCGTTGCTCTTAGCGCGGCGCTGGCCGTCCTTGTCGGCGCGTATCTCAAAGGGCGGTTTGACAGCAAAACGGCTCAGACCGCGCGCGACGCACAATCCGCAACCAAAGCAAGGAAGATAGAAAATGAAGTCAGCCGTCTTGATGACAGCGCTGTTGACGCTCGGCTTGCTAAGTGGATGCGCGACAAGCGGTAATTACTGTGATGTGGCGCGGGTGATCTACGCCAGCCACGACGACACATCAGAAACCAAGCGCCAGATCCTGGCCGAGAATGAGAAAATGGAAAAGCTGTGCGGGGTACAGCCTTGAGTTCAGTTGCCCAAAGGCTCAGTCACTCCTGGGGTTTGCTCTTTCGGCACGAACGCCCGTCTTTCTTCGTACTTCACAATGAAGACTATAGCTGCCAATGCAACAACCACCGGCACCGCGATGCATAAAACCCGCAGAACCGCACCGAAGATTTCGCCAATCAAACTGTTCGACACCTGTCTCATGCCGCAATCATATCAGCAAAGACCTTAAGCGAACACAAAGGGGCACATTAACTATGTTTAATCTAAAGAGAAACGAAGCATGACCGGGCCTGAAATCATGGGCGTTGTCGGCTTCATCGTGATGCTGTTTGGCTTTTTCTTTGGCCTTTGGAAGTACGTCGACAGCAAGATAAACGCCGCGAGAAACGAAACAGCCGCCAAAGCTGACGCAGCCACAGCGCTCGCCGCACTAACGCGGCAGGAGCTGTCAGATTATAAACTGCGCGCGGCCGAAACCTTCGCGACAAAGGCCGGGATGCAGGAACAGACGTCGCAGATCATGCGCGCAATCGAAAGCGTTGCAAACCGCATTGATGGACTTACCGAGCGCATGGACCGTGTGTTTGAGCAGAAGACGACGCGGGCGAGGGGGTAGGGCAGTAACCCGACAGGAATTAATGAGTTCGCGTAATGGATCAACATTAGCTAGGTAAAACATCGTGCGGCGACTTCCCGCCAGATCAAAAAACAAGCTATTGTTTCATCTCGTGTGGATCGTGGTACTTCTCACTAATGTCGTTTACGTGCCCTCTTCTTTTTTGCCACTGGAGGAACAATAGTTTGTTCATATTCCATCCGAGCTTTCCTGAGGCGCAAGGTCTTTGCAATTCGAGCATCTGTCTCGACCTTTTGAATGGAACGTGCAGTACGATCTATTCTCTCTGCGATCGACTCTTTAACAGATGAGGTTGGCTTAAAGAGTGTCTCTTTTGTGTGGGTTGGTTGCATTTCAATGGACATAAAAGAATTCCTTTTTAAATAAAAAAGGTCAGGCATTGCCTGACCTGTAAAGTAAACTTCTTTCAACAGTGCCAGTACATCCGTGGTCAAAGGAAAGAAGGATAATATTTATGCAGGCTGGAGGTTACCAGCCGACATCCTGCCCGACTTGTTGTCGCGTTCCAGATCGTAGCCGATTTTCTGGCCTTCGATGAGTTCGCGCATTCCGGCGCGCTCGACAGCAGATATGTGAACAAACGCATGGAGGCCGCCATTATCAGGCTGAATGAAGCCGAAGCCCTTGGTGGAATCGAACCATTTAACTGTGCCAGTGCTCATAAAGAACCCTTTCATAGCAATAAAGATAGCAGCACGCATTTGCGTGACGCAAAGTGATAACGATTTTTAAAAGGGGGTTCGTTCAGGGCGCGTTGCTAAACGCGCAATAAGCAAAACACATCAAGAAAACATCGATAAATATTGCATAAAGATTTATTTTGCTTTTGTCAAATTATATTTATTTTTGTTATTAAAATGACAATCGTAGTTAGCTTTTTTAAATGTATTTATTTGTTAATTATTTTAACAGTTGCGAAAGACGATCTTTGAAAAGGTAGCTCAGGTATTTGCCAGTCAGAGAATTAGGGACTTGCTGCCGTTATTTCGGCGCAAACCTGTTGACGCCTCTTTCACTTTCACCAAAATGACAAATTGCGGGCTACCAACCCGCAAACCAACCAACACGAGGAGACTGTATGTCCAATGACAGACAGCGGGCGAACACGCGCCTTTCAAAACAAGAACTAACCCGCCGTGTTGCTGCGTATCAGCAGCACGGCACGATAACGAAGGCTGCGGCCGCATGTGGCATCAAGAAGTCTGCATTTCACGACAGCATTAAACGCGCGGCTGAGCTTGGGTTGATGGGTCCGAAGGAAACGCTGCCCGGCTATGCAATCAAAAGCCTGACCGAAACGCCTAACGGCACCTACATGCGCCAGACGAAAGAGGCTGGCCCTGTTTATGAAGCGACTGCCGGTCTAGCGGTCAAAGGCAAGACGACGCTCGTTAACAGCGAAGGCCGCATCGTCACTCAGCACATCATGGAACGCGCGGACGCCGACCAACAGCGTGCAGCAATCACGGCCATGGTTGAAGCGATAAAAGAAGATTTGCCGCGCGTTTCGATTATGCCGGCGCCAAAGGGGTGTCGCGAGGATCTGTTGAATCAGTTCACGATCACTGACAACCATTTCGGCATGATGTCGTGGCGCGAAGAAACTGGCAGCGATTACGATCTGCGGATTGCCGAGCAGCTATTGCTTGATTGGTTCTCTGCGGCTGTGGCACAGGCTCCCGACGCTCATACGGCCATTCTGGCGCAGTTGGGCGACCTTATGCATCACGATGCACTTGAAAGCGTCACGCCTGCCCACAAGCATGTTCTGGACGCGGATAGCCGCCTCCAGAAAGTCATTCGCATTGTGATCCGCACGATCCGCCGCATAATTGATATGCTGTTGCAGAAGCATGAGCGGGTTCATGTAGTAATGGCGTCGGGCAACCATGACCCAGCCTCATCTGCATGGCTGCGTGAAATGCTGGCCGTACTGTACGAGAACGAGCCGCGCATCACTGTTGATAATTCACCCAGCCTCTATTACGCCTTCGAGTGGGGCAGCACGATGCTGGCCTATCACCACGGGCATAAGCGCGGTGTCGCAAATATCGAGGGCACGATTGCAGGCATGTTTCGCGGGATGTTCGGTCGCTCACTACAAGCCTACGTGCATATAGGTCACAGACACAGCGACGATGCCAGAAAAGGCACGCTGATGTATGTCGAGCAGCATGAAACGCTCGCGGCACCAGACGCTTATGCAGCTGGCGGCGGGTGGCTGTCAGGCCGATCAGCAAAGCGAATAACCTATAGCAAGCAGTTCGGTGAAGTCGGTCGCGACATTCTACGGCCCGAGATGGTCGCAGGTAAGTATGCGGCGGCAAATGATAATGCGGAAAGTCAAAGGGCTGCAGCCTAACTGTCAGCCCTTTTGGGACGCTAGATAGTCTGCAACGGCCGCTCGAATTTCAGTTTCAAGTTGGTTGGTTTGTGCCAAGATTTCTTTCATGGCTAAATCCTTATTGTCGATGAAAGGGGAATGCATTGTTCCGTCCAATGGTGGAGCTATCGGGCCATATTCCACGACCACTTTCTTTCCGGAGAACTGCACAGTGATGGATGCTGAGTTCCCAATGTACTTGGCATCTAATATTTGCATATCGGCCTCCCTGATTGTTTGTCCACTGTAGGCTTGGAAACCGCATCCAGACAATACCAACCCCACGCCGCCCACCAAGCGGCGTAACACCACAACACGAGGAGAGAATATGCTTGAAGAAGCAGAAGACAAAGCTGCGCGTGCATCTGTTGAAGGTCGGCAGTTAAGAACAGGGGTTATAAGGTGCCCGCCAAAACCTTATAACGTCAACCGCCAACCACTCATCATCATCGAAACGCCGTATAGCGGCGACGTGGAAGCCAACACCGCATATGCACGGTATTGCCTCTTAGACAGCCTAAGGCGAGGCGAGGCACCGATTGCCAGCCATTTGCTGCACACGCAAGTGTTGGACGATATGCGGCCCGATGAACGATCGTTGGGCATTGAGGCCGCTCTTGCCTGGTATCGCGTGGCTACGAAATGCGTTGTTTACTCTGATCGTGGTATCAGCGCCGGAATGACGATGGGCATCGATCGAGCGATGCAGCACGATGTGGCAGTTGAGTACCGAAGCATTGAGAATAGGGCAGCGGCGTGATGGGCGAAAATATTGCAGCAATTAAACTTGAGCGTCACATCGAGGAGAGAATTGCAGCAGCCGTCCTTGCAGAAAGGCAGCGATGTGCGGCGATAGCGATCTGCGTATTCGACGATGAGGATGCGTGGTCGGATATACATAGAATTGCAGGAGGCATTATTGCCGGAGCCATTATTGAAGGAGACACAGCATGAACCAATTCCATGTTGGGCAAAAAGTGGTCTGCATCGATTCAGTCGTTGGCTTTGAGCAATACCTCGAGGTGAAGGAAGGCGAGATTTACGAGATCGAGTGGATCGGACCTTTTGAGCATTATATTCATGGCTCTTACATCGGCGTTCGTCTCAAGGGTGTCGATCGCGGAACTTGCCCGCAGTTTGGTTATGAAAACCCGCCGTTTGCAGCAAGGCGCTTCCGACCGCTTGTGGAAGATAAGCTGTCAGCGTTGCGCGGATTGCTTGCTGGCGGGCCTCTGACAGAGAGCTTCGAAGAGCCAAAGCGTAAGGTGAGGGAGGGTGTATGAGTAGCTGGCAGCGAATGGAAACTGCGCCTTTAGATGGGACTGAGGTCGATCTGTGGACGAACTTTGGACGCATAACCGGCTGCGCATTCACTCACCATCATTGGCTTAATGGCGAGCCCGTGGGTGAAATGGGCTGGTTCGACGAGCGCTTTGACGGTGGAATGCCACCCGTACCAACTCATTGGATGCTGCCGCCAGCACCGCCGGAGGATATGTGATGGTGCCAGATGCAAGAATTGACCGTGAGATCGCGCGTGGAGAGTTGGATAAACCTAAGGTGCCTATGCCGAAGCCTTTGCATTTAACTGCTCTTGGCATGCGATCCTGCAGTGCGATCAAATCCGACGGCGGCTCAACCAGCTATTATGAACTGCCTGAAGGTGCGAGCGAACTAAACGATCTTATTGAACACAAACGCATGTCCTTTGCGCTCGGTAACATCTTTAAGGCTTGCTATCGTTTTGGAGAGAAGGACGCGGCCAGTCGCCTTTACGATCTGAATAAGATCATCTTCTTTGCTGAAAGATTGAAGGCGATCGAGCTGCGCGCCAAAAATCGCACGGCTATAATTACAATCTAAGTTATTTTAACCGCACATTAACCTTGATAGCATTTACTAAGTTGGCTGGCTGATCCAACCCGTACCGATCCCTCCCGCCGGCGAAAACCCAAAAAACCCGCTCAGATAATTTACTGGGCGGGTTTTTCGTATCCATTAAATAAAATAACCCTACCGAGGCGGGGTCAGCTTAACCAAGTTACTTTTTCGGTGGGCCAACGCGATCGAGCAACTTGTAGACGATCTCAGCACAGTCGCTCGTTGACTCATCCTCAGAGCATTTCACGTCTACCTTGAAGCCCTTATCCTCAACGCGAATGTGTGCTGACTTTTCGGGAGGAGGCGGTCCTCTGTGTGGCGGCGGCGGTGGGGGCGTCCCCGGTGCTTCTGTAGATGGAGGTGCAGGTGGCTTAGGCGGCTCCTGCGCTAGTGCAGAGCTTGAAATCATAGCGAGTGCAGCGGCAGCAATAAGGACGATCTTCATTGCATTACTCCTAGGGGTGTTTGCTCAGGAGAAACATGCGGACGAACCTTAGGTTCCTAGGCGAGTTGATCATATTTTTATGATTGCTGCCTGCAATAAAAAGCCCCGGCACGTCTCCCAACGTCACGGGGCTGCGCACGTGGGCATGACCCGTATTCCTCCACGCGGCGCGGCGATAATTTATCAAAGAGAATTATCGTTGAAAAGTGTATTTTAACTCTGTTGGACCGTGCCAGAGATGCGATGCCTGAATAAAACTGAACCCCGCTTTGACGGGGGGTTGGGTTTCAGGTGTTTTGTTATTCCATGTCTGGGATCTCGCCAAACTGAAAAATAATGGCTGGAGGTCCATATTCACCAATATCTGGATCGGCTTCCCGGCTCCAAGCGACAATCCCTGAATGCTTTCCTTCGAGACTAGTCGCAGCTTTCATTGCACGGCCTTCGGTCTCAAACGACATTGGATCGAATGCGGGAACGAGCTCACCGTCATCATTCTTATCAAAGGCAGCAACCACGATCAGACGCGCATTAGCCATTTAGGTCACTTCCCGTTGGTATCTTCGTCGAGATCGGAATTATCGCGGTTCGACGGCCCACCTGCTTTTTTCGAACCTTTGGCTTTACCTGTTTTAGGCTCTACTGGGCGGACAGGGGTGTTCGTAAACTTAATTGCCATGAGTCTTTCTAATTCGTCTTCGCTTCGGATGTTCCTATAATGTTCTCATTCTACTCGAGAGTCAATTGGCGTTATCATCGCTAAGATATCACTTAGGAAACGCGCCGATGAATGTTCGAATGGGATTACGTTCGATGCCATAGCCAGTTTTGCCGCGATTGCATATCGACTGGCCGGAATTCGAGGGGTGCAGATATCCAACTCAACAACAAAAAGCCCCGGCACGAGAGGTGTGATCGAGTGGCCGGGGCTGCGCTTCGCCTGGACCCAGCTTCCTGTCACGAAGCGCGGCAAAATTTTATCAAAATGATCTCGTTTTGGAAGAGAAAAAAGTTCATAAGTCTACACGCACATACGCAGATCACTTCTCTTTTTTCTCGACCTCATCCAACTTTCTTAAGAGCTCATCGAACTTGTCTGCTGCATCACGATCTGCATCATGAATTTCTATTAACCCAAGACCGATTGCTCGACTAGCTTCATTGAGTTGAGGGTGTTTCAAGGATTTGTTTTTTCTAGCCGCGTTGATTAGATCATTATGAATAGGCATTAGGCCTGCTTTCAACTGGAGGGCGCAGGCTGAACATCCAGAAGAAAGCTTTGTTCCAAAATAAAAAAATAGTTAGCTAATTAACCTGTTTTGGACCAGTTGGCGTTATCTAAGCCCGCATTCAAAAACTCATTCGCATGCTTTTCTGCAAGCCTTGCAGCTAGTTCCGCCCACTTTTCCATATTTCTAAGTCCACCATCGTACAGTTTGATGATAGTCTCTGCTAAGTGCGCTTCGTCGTATTCCCTGCCGCTTTCTTCCAACATAATAGAGGCAATAGAGAAGCAACGTCGCATCGCTTCCAGTTCGTCAGGGGCATACACTTTGCTGGATTGACTGAACAATGGCATCTTATCCTCCTCGGGATAGCGGAAGTCTCCCCTCCATTTTTACGAGCGAAAGTGCATACTGATACTTAAGGTGTATCATATCAACCTTTATGTGCCTGAGTGACTATTTGCTCGGATCGGTATGCTCTTACCGCACCAGTCAAAACAGACTAGTTTGTTCTTCCTTATTGTCATTGCTTGGCGTCAGGTCGATCAAGTCTACATCTGGTAGTGGCTTTTGCATCTCCTTCGCTTCATCCCATGGCGCACGCAACCACGCGTCGATCTCCTCGGTCGTGCGTAGGATTACCGGCATCGCTTTCGGGTGAATAGGTTTGACCACGGCGTTAGGTTCGGTGGTCAGGAAGGCAAAGATATCAACTTCGACCGGCCCTTCTTTTTTCTTCCGCACGCCCTTCCAAATCGTCCAGATGCCAGCAAAGACAAAAAGCGGCTTCGCCTCGTTTAGAGCGAACCAGTGCAGAGGCTTGCGTTTGGTCTTTGGATCGGGTTCTTGCCCATATTCGGAGAAGGATGTGGCAGGTACAACGCAACGGCTTTCAACGCCTTGCCACCGACGCCAATGGGGTGACGTGAGGTTGCGAATATTCGTCACACCGCTGTCGGCTTCACCCTTAACGTACATAGGTGGCGTCGGCATTCCCCACCGAAGATGTGCAAGCTCGTGCTCACCATCTGCCATGTTGCGCAGGACCGGGGCTGGATAGTCTGGATAGACATCTAACTGCGGATCGACGCGGTTCGTCACATCTCCGAACTTCGGAAACAGACGGCGCATGGCTTCATGTGCCGTAGTGAGGTTGTAAAGATTGCACATGCGCTCCTCCTGAACCGGATAGGATAGAGCGCCTTTCACTTCCGTCCAGCTAGCGCGTCTTCGCCTCGCTGCTTGTGTTCGTAGCAGAACCACAACTGCCCAAACTTGGTTTTGTATCCGTAGGTGCCCCAGGCTTCGCATCCGTCCGCGTCACACCAATGCTCAAACCTTTTACTGCTTGTTCCAGCGACACCGCTTTCAGACTTATATCCGGACATATTTACCTCGGCGCTCTAAAAACAACGAACTCACTTTGCCCTTTCACAGTGCAAGCTCTGCATCTAAGTTTCCATTGCTGAGTTTTGAGAAACTCATTGGGCCCGATTTTTCGGCTAATTTCACCAATGTTCAAGTCTCGAACATGGCCGCACCTTGCGCAAAGGCCGCAGAGAACAGCCCACGGCTCCAGGTCGGCTATGCAAGTGAACTCGCCAATTTTCTCATAAGACGTAGGCCTGGGCATGCTGATTACCGAACGACAACTCGTTCCCAATTACCATCACCAAATGGCTTGCCGCCGTGACGCCCCATGAAGACGCTCATTCGCCTTTCCGATTGAAAACTGAATACGCAGAAGTCGATACCCGACTTGCGTGCCATGCGGTGAGGTAAGCGAGCACCAAGCCGGCCGGCATCTCGGTGAACTTCACGTCGAGCGCATTTCAGTGCGTACTCTTCTGGAAGAGCAACTTGGAACGTTTTCATCACGCGGCCCTCTTGAAAGAACTGCCACGCTGGCCGTGGGTGAGAGCAAGGCGCGAAAGCTCAATTTCACGCGCTAGGAAATCTCGGTCTTTTAAAAGCGCTTCAATGGACGCGCGAACATCGCCCTTGTGGTAGGCTAATACCAGATCTATCTCAGCGTCGTAGTTTCCCGAAACTCCATTCATGGCGCTCTCCATCGTTGAATTGCCACCCGTCAATGTTCTTGTAATGTTCTCTTTTTTGTGAGATGTCAATAATCCTGGTTAGATTGCAGCCGTGTGTGCCATGCGGTATCATGTGACGCGATTATCAGGAGATCATTTTGGCTAGAATTAAGAAGCGTTCGTGGGAAAACGCGAGCGGAAAACACGAAGCGTGGCAGTTGGATTTCACTGACAGGCATGGGAAGCGTCATCGAGAACAGTATGCAAAGAAACGCGAAGCCGAAGCTCGTCTTTCTGACCTTGTGAGTGCGACAGGTGCCGCGACATACAAAGAAGCAGCTCAAAAGACGACCGTAGCTGACGTATGCGTTGATTATTATGAGGAGATGGAGAAGCGCAACAAACGTGGTGAAAGCGTCGTACAATCCTATCTGCGCACCACAAAGCAGCACATCGATAATTGGATTGATCCAAAAGAGGAAAGCGCTGTTGGCTTCACCAAAGGAATCGGAACCAAAACACTGTCGGAACTGACGACGGCGGACGTGATAAAGCTTAGGAATGAAATGCGCGATGCTTCAGCCGGAGTTGTCACGACACGGCGTGTTCTCGGAACGCTGAGTCGTATTCTGAAACATGGCGTTGAGACGGATAAGGTGGGCGTCAATGTCGCCAAAGGTGTTCGAGTTATTGGCAAGCGCGATGAGGCCGGAGATAAGGTAACGCCACCTTCAAAGGCGGCTCTCGCTAAGATCCTTAAGAAAGCTGATGACAAATTAGCGGTACGAATCAGGTTCGCTGCTTCGTCAGGCCTGCGAGCTTCCGAGCAATGGGCGCTACGCTGGGTGCACCTCGATCTGAAGAAAGGCTTCGTCTCGGTCGAAACGCGCGTGGATGCGTACGGTGAATTCGACACGACAAAATCATCCGCAGGTCGTCGCACTGTTCCAATCGGAAAGGCGATGCTTGAGCAGTTAAAAGCTTGGAAGGGTGAAACGAAGCACAGCGCGCCTGATGACTTCGTTTTCACTGACAGCAAGGGCGGCTTTGTACGCCACACCAACTTTATGAAGCGCGATTGGAAACCCACAATTAAGCGCGCAGAAGTTGAAAATATCGGCTGGCACGCTCTTCGACACTTCGCTATTTCGACTTGGATTGAGGCTGGCCTTTCACCCAAAGCGGTACAGACATTGGCCGGTCATGCGAGTTATGCCATTACGATGAATCGCTATGGCCATCTGTTTCCTTCGGACGATCATAAAGCAGCTTTCGACAGGATTGCGGAAACACTCGCATAA